TGTGCGGCACCATATACTCTTACGCCGTTTTCATCACGAATATATACCGGGCGGCTAACTGTTGGGGTAGCTAGTGGAGATTGTGTAATATATAAATATTCATTTTTATTTATACGTTCTGCTTCTGCTATTTTAGACGCGGACGTGATAGGGTCTGTATAAGACACTTTTATTGTTCCCAAGCGGTATAGGTCGGCAGGCAGCGTTGTTCCACTTGTAACAGTACCTTCTGCTTCAAAAGCACTTATCTTCTCATTAAGTATATTGAGCATGTCAGAATATTCAGTATCATTACCGTGCATTCTGCCAAACTGGTTAATATCATAAAAATATTGCTCAAAAATATCACGTTGTGCCTGGTTGGCAAATAAGTTAAATTCTTGAGGCGTAAGATAACCTCTTTGCTCTTTGTTTAATACTGCAAGTACTCTTTGGTATACTGTATCTACGCTTATTGCCATAATGTTTTTTATTATTATAATAATGGGCCACCTTTTACAGTAGCCCATTACTATAAAGGTGACTATTTAAGTCTTTTTTGTAAATTTTGATAAACTTCTACGCCTTCATCTGTTTTAAGCCATGCAGCTAATGCTGAATATGGATTTTCATCAAATGGAATTGTAAATAGTTTTCTTCCTGTTGACGACCAAATAAAGTGTCTTTGGTCTGATGATAAATTTATAAATTTTTGTTCAACTGATTTAATACCAAAGTTTCTCAACTGAACATTTTCATCTTCAGCTAAATCAATAAATGTTTTTGGTTGTCTTTTAGCGTAAATCATTGCATCACGCTTTATTTCTTTAGATGTCATGCCATTTACTCTAGACCCAAACTCAACTCGCAAGATTGCCTCTAGCTCGTCAATATCTAAAGTATTTGCTAAATTCAAAGCATTCAATTCTAGCTCAATTATATCTAATTCATCTTCTGCGACTTCTACCGCATCAAATTCATAATATAAGTTATCTTTTAGCGGATGATATAAAGAAAGAAGTTTTTGCAATGCCACTTTTTCTTTAGGCACTGTCAATGAACCATTTCTAAAAACGACATGCTCTAATGTAACTGTTCCTTCTTGTTCATCAACAAACGGTGATTTTTGATTTGATGCGTAACGCAACTCTCTTTGATAGCCTTTATTAGGATCAAACCATAATAGTGACCGTCGTCGGCTGTGTTTCACTGGAATTGTCCACACTAATGGCTGGCTACCGTCTGCTAAAAAATATGTTCTATCTTTAAATTCCCATTGGGGTTTTTGTGGTTCTTTTGCCACAGGCTTTGGAGCTACATATACATCTTGCTCAACAGCCGTTTCTTTTATAGGTGCGGCTTGAGTTTTAGCTGCCGCTTTTTTTGTTGCCATAATATAATAAAATTAAAAAATTAATGAAAGTAAGAGTTACCCCCGACATTACATCAGGGGTAATCCTACTAAATAAATATTAGCTAGGTACTTGAGTTGATTTTAACAACACAAAGTTATTAGCTCCTTGAACACACAGACAACGCTCAGAAAGCATGTGTACGTTCATTTCGTCGATGTCAGAAGTATAATTTCCTCCAACTGATCCAGTGATCCAAGACTTCATACGACGATCATCGGCTTCAGAAGCACGATAACGAACGTGTAGGAAAGGACGTTGGATGTTTTTACCTAATGTTTGGTCGTAAACAGTAGATACACCAGCAGGAACAACTACACCATCAATATCTTGAGTAAGACCGCGAGTAGCAGCGTCATTCAAATATTTCCAGTCAGTTTTGTAGAAATCATAAGATCCACGACGGAATCCGCTAAATCCTAGGTTAAGAGCCATATCTTCTGCGTTGTTAAATACACCGTAAGAAGTACCGCCAGTACCATAAGAATTTTGAGCAGCTAGCATAGTGTCAATATCCAAAGAAACAAGACGATTTAAGAAAAGCATGTTTTCTTCAATAGCACCTTGCTTGTCAAGCTCTTGAAGAATTGTATCAAACTCGCCAAGTCCAGTAGCTGACTGATAGAATTCAGCGTCATTGTAAACAAGTCCGCGGCTTTCAATAGCAGCAAAAAGACCTTCTGTACCACGTACGTTTTTGCCAGTGTCCGTTGTACTTCCAGCAACACCAGTAACGATGTCAATAGTAGCGGTTGCTTTTTGGGCCTCAACCATAGTCATTTCAAGATAATCCTCAAAACGAAGACGGGTTTCGTGCTCAGACTTCAAGTACCATAGGTAACCAGAAGTTCCCATTTCGCTAGTTACTTCAACCCATCCAATCTGAGCGGTATCGCTACCGTTGATTGAATATTTATCTTTCATGATAATTGGGCTGTTAGAGAACTTTTGGAATCCAGCATCAATTGAGCCAACCATTCCGGCAGATCCTTTAGCAAATTCAGAACCATATACAAACACTTTAAGAGCAGTAGCAGATAAGAATCCAGCTGGCCAGTCAGCACTAGTAAGCGGGAATACCTCAATGCTATTGCCATCAGCAGCTACAGCTTGTACAAAACCACGTAATGTTGAATACCCGTTAGCGATAATAACAGTTTGGTTTTGACGGATAGCGTGCCCAGTAATGTTAAGCGTTTTTTCAGTTGAAGTAGTTGAAGCAAATACTGCATCATTATAAGCAACGTGTAAACGCCCTTGTTCAGTCCATACAACTTCGTCAGAAGCCATTGGCATTTCAGCTCCTACCATACGTAAAAATGAAGAGATAGAACGATTTCCATAACGCTCTACTTCTTTTTCGTAAACCTCAGGTAAGAATTGCTTGGTGAAGTTAAAATCGTTGCTACCAATAGCAAGATAGTTTCCATCAAACAAGGTTTTTGTTGGAGAGGGTGTTAACCCAGCGGGGAATGCTCCCCCGGTTGCAAAAGCCATAATCTTTAGTTTTTAAATTTTAATTATTGTTTTCTAATTTTCACTTTTAAGCGAGAAGAATCGTCGCCGGTAACAACCCTTGCTTTAAATCCCTTGACATCGGTTACTGGCTCATGAGACTTGCGAGGATCCATATTTACATTTTTGGATCTTGCAATACTTTCTTTAAGCGCATCAGCTTTGCCTTGTTCATAAAAGTGGTTGGCAACGGCGTCGGCATTCATAGCGGTAAACAGCGATTTGTGATAACCTTTAGCATCTTTCATATTGTTTTTTTCATCCAAAAACTTTTTGACGAAATTATTAATATCAGATTGCGTGTTCTTTACCTCAGAAGCATCCTTAACATTAAACCGATACTTTTTGTCCCCAACACTATATTCAAAACCTTTGAATTCATTTGAGAACACTTCATCAGTTCTTTTTAAGAACGTCTTTTTTTGCTGCTCAGCCGTACGAGTTACCTCCTCGTTTTCTTTATTATAGCGGTTGAAAAATTCAACTGCTTTTTGCTGGTCTGGCGTTAACCTTGATCCAGCCTTAATTTCTTCGTAATATTTAGACTTTTGGTCTTCTAAATGTGTTCTAGCTTTAGCTACCTCTTCTTTAAAAGCAAGCTTAGCTTTACGCACTTCTCTTTCGTCATCTAAATCTTCATCATATGAAAAATCCTCCATTAAAAGATCAATGTCTTCTTTATCTAAATGCGGCTTTGTTGTTTCATAATATTCTCTTAGTAATTGTGTTTCATTAACTTGAGAATAATCTTGATTTAAACGCACATAATCTTCAAGTGTACCACCTGTGTCATTTATAAAGTCTACAACTTTTTGAATGTTTTCAGGTAGATCTACGCCGCTTTCTTGCTGTTCTGCAATGGCTTCTTCAACTTCGTCGGCTAAATCTTCTGCTTGCTCTTGTACTTCTTCTTCGGTTATCTCTTCAAGAACGGGTTGCTCTTCAGTTTCGCTGGGCTCCCGTACTTCTTCAACCACCGCTTTGCTACTTGTTTGGTCTTTGGATTCTCCGACAACAGCATCGCTCGCATCTGCTTCTTGCTCTGGAATGGCATCTTTTGGTTCTTGATTAATTTTGCTTAAGTCAATTCTGATAACACCGTCATCTACTTCAGGCGTTGTTTTTTCTACTTGTTGAGTCGTTTCTTCAACGGCTTCAACAACCTTGTTTTCTTCTTCGTTCATGATAAAATATTATATAATTATACACTTATTTATATTACCTAGGTTCAAAGGAACCTAAGTCAAAGCCGCCCAGCACATCATTGCCTGCTGACTCAAAGTTTTTTGGACCAGTATTATTTTGTCTTTGGTCTATAAGTTCACTTTGACGTGATGCTTGTTTATCTACACGCTCATCTTTGCGATCTTCTTTAAAGCCTTCTTTGTTTTTATAAACATCGGCTTCTGCATTTTTAAGCTGCATGTTCATTTGAAATTCAAGTTGCATTAATTGCTTTTTAATTTCAGCTTCTCTCATTAATCTTTGGTCTGCTAATTGGCTTTTCATTTGCTCCATTTGCATTTCCATTTGTTGCAAAGCTTGTTGTTTTTGTACTTCAGCCTGCGCTGCAACTTGCTGTGATTGTGCGTTCGCTTGTGCTTGAGCTTGAATATTTTGTTGCTGCATTTGTTGATCACGCTGCAGTTTCTTTTGACGTCTTATTTTAAGCAACTGATTAGCGAGTTTAATATTTTTAATCTCTCTTAAATCGATAGCATCGCCAAGCTCAATTAGACCAGCTGATAACGCCATTTGAATATTATTTTCAAGCAATTGTTTTTGCTCGTCATCTGGGGCTAA